TTGTAATCGTACCTAGCTCATCAATGCTAGAGTCATCATTCACAGGTTCAACTTGCAAGCCATTAAATCCAGCTTGCCTATAGGAATTAGAATCTACTCGTGGGTTGCGTATGGCTTGAGGGTCATACACAGGGTACATACCAAGCTGTAGCTGCGGTTGATCTGGTTCCCAGCACTCAGGGCAGACAAGAATATTGACATTCTTGGTCTTAATCACCAACGACTTTAACTGCTTCAGCTTAAATCTGAAGTTACACCTATCGCACTGCGCGATAGCATATTTACCAGAGGCAAACTGATTGGGCATTAGAAGCTCCCAGTATTGCCTAGATACATCCGACGTGGCACAAAACGAACCGCAGCTTTCTCACGGTCTTCGCCAGCGGCAAAGTTCCACTGCTCTTCATAAGAAGCTTTCAGCACTTGAAGGCGATCTTGCCCTTCAGGAATCTTTTGAGCGATGTAATACGCTAATCCTGCTGTAATACAGGGAAGAAACCTAAACGGCATATCAGGAGTCTGCAACCCATCTCCTGCATCCTGTACTCGGCGCATACGCCAGTAGACTACTTGATAGTACGGCGAGGCTTCAGTGCCTTGGTCAGGGATAGGCCAAACTGTGAATTGGGGGTGTGCGTTTGCACCTGGAGAATAACTGCTGGTTGCGGGGTACGTGGCTCCAGAGTTGCGGCTGATGTAAATCTGTATCGGTCTTGCTTGAGAAAGTTTGTTTGGGATTGTGGCGTAGGTGGAGACACTAATCCGGGTAAGTGTAAGGTCAGCTTGCGTTGAAACATTACCAGCCCCCGTTCTTATAACGTGCTCAAGCAAGTCAATGGTGTCGTCCGGTAAATCGTACGTCGCAGTGCCCTGTACCAAATTCTTCGTGCCCTGCTCAATCGTCCACATATTGATGCCACGATTTGCCCACTCAATGGTTAGTAGGTTCATCGAACGACGTGCAGTACGCAGGTCGTAACCAGAGCGCATCTCCCGACCAGCCCTTTCAAAGGCTTCCTCGGCTATGTCTACAAACTCAAGATTAAAGTCGGTTGAGCCGCTCGTGGTCATGTCTTGCTTCCAATTCTCTTAGGTCCATCGCTACGTCAGCTACACCGTGCCAATCTTCAAGAGCCACCATGACTTGCAGGTACTCCTTCAGTATTTCTTTCTGCACCTGCCAATCTTTATAGTCTTTCATCTAAATCTTGCGGTCTTTGCGGCAATTTTTGCCGGTTGTTTAACAAACTGCTTTCCTGCGCTCTTTCCAGCTCGTTTAGCTCTTGTAGTCGCAGCGTATTCAGCAGGTGTAAGAGATTTAATTGCCGCCTCCGGGAGGTATCGTTCGCCAGTTGCTTTTGAACCCTGTGTGCTAGGTTTGCCACTGCGTGTCCTCCACTTCTGGTCAGTCCAATTTTTTAGACTTTGCTGCGGGGCTTTCACTTCATCTTCTTCAACGTCTGTGCCAGCCTTGCTCGCTGCCCTAATTTACCGGGAGCTTTTGCAGCTTTAGCCAGCTTACCTGCGGGAATCGGTTTGTCGCCTTTGACACCAAGCTGTGCGCGTAAGGCTCCGGGCTTTTTGATGGCTGACTGAATCCACTTACCACCTTTAGCCATACCACCTTTTTTGTAAACCCCACGACCTTTAAGAATGTCAGCTTGGGTTACTTCGCCATCTTTATTTAGATCTGGAAACTTGCTAGTCACGGTAACCTCCACCACGCTGCTTGTATTTCATAGCAAGCATCTGAGCTTTACGAGCTGACCACTGCCCCGGTGCACCACCTTTGCCACCAGCTTTGATGCTGTTGAACAATGCTTTACGCATCCCCGGTTTGGTGTAATTGCCAGCTTCATTCACGCGAGACACCTTGCCACCTTCAGCGTACTGATCAAAGTCAGTGTTATCCCGCCTAGCTTTACGCTTGGCAGTCGGCATTTTTGAGGGCGAAATCGCCCCCATCCCGCGAGAGGGCATCATGTCAGCAAGCCTTACCGCCGTAGTTCATCTTCTTTACTTTACCGCCGTGCATCATGCCGCCTTTAGCCATCTTGATTTGTTTGCCTTTGGTTTTACCCTTAACGGCAACACCGTCACGGCTAGGAGCAGCAGTTTTAACAGCGCCCATTTTTGATGGGGCTACGCCACCACCCATGCTCATCTTTTTCATACTAATACCCCTTTTAAAAATTAACGCATCATCCCACGAGTTTTACCACGCTGTGCAATACCATCGGCACGTTTAGAAGCAGAACCTACTTTGCCACCTTTAGCAAACCCACTCATACCACCAAGACCTTTAGCCGACATAGCACCTGCGCCAAAAGTACGCGAGGGGGTTGGTGTTTCTTTAGCTGCCTCTTCCGCAGCTCTGCGACGACGGTTTACGATATAAGCATCAGGTTCATTACCCAACCGATCACGGGCAAGAATAGAAGAACCAAGACGGCTTTCACGAGCTTTTTCGGCATCGGACTCGCGCTGCGATCTTTCCTCAGCAATCTTCATACCTTCGTGTCTAGCTTTACTAGACGCTAAATCAGTAGGACGGCGCTTGGATAAATTTTCTTCTGCGGTTTCACGCCCACTAGGTTTAGGTGCAGCAGGTTTAGACCCCGCCATTTCCGTCGTGTAAGACTTACCATTAAAAGTAAATCGCTCTTGCCCTGCCTTACGAGCTTGAGCAAAAGCTTCACGGAATGTAGAAGGTGCTGTTTCAGCTTTAGAAGCTACGTACTCTTTTGCACGTTCACCTTCTTCAACCTCTCCACCTTCCTCATAACGCTTACGCGCACCAAATTTAATCGACTTTTTCATCATTAGAATCCTTTTTGCGGCGGATAATTTCATTAAACGGCTTGCCCGTAACCATCTCAGCAATACGCATAAGCGTCCAGACAGCACCAATCAAACCAAATAAAGGCGTAATCACTTGGAGAAACGATCCAATTGTGGCAACCACAGACACGATGTCTGCGGCGTTCTTTACCATCTCGTGTTTATCTTGAGTCATATCAGCACTTCCACGCTCTTAAGGATTTGTTGATACGGCTGTTTGGGTCGTTGGCCGTTTTAGAACTCGTAAGCTTCTTTTTCATGCCTTCCATTCTGGCACAGAACGATTTTTTACGAGGGCCACCCTCTGGCTGCGGGGCTTTGAGTCCGGGCTTCCCCGGATTGGCAGCGTTATACGATGCTCGACCCTTGGCGTTCAAACCACCTTTAGGGTTTTTGCCTTCTTTACGCTGCCAAGCTGGGGTTTTTGCCATGACATCACCCGCATATCAAGGTTGTCGCAGTGACGTTTGTAACCGCCACAGTTGCAAGATCATTCGTTTTGTACGTTGTACGGATACCTTCTGCTGCCATATACAAGCTGTTAACCTGCGTAGCAGCGGCGGGGGTATCAATCTCAAGCAGCAACGTTGAATCACTTGCACGAGTCACAATAATCGTACCAGCAGCACTGCTTGCCAAGTAGTACAAACCTTTGATCCGGGTCATCGGTAAAGCTAGATCACCACCATACCCAACTGTGATTGCCGCCGCAGTCCCTGCACTTACCGTGATACTGGAAACGGAAGCAAAGTAGTTTGTGCTGTAGACCGTATTATTGTTTGGCCCAGCAACCACTTCAGTAACTGCAACTCCACCCACCGTCGTACCTGTAATGGTGAAGTTTTTAGTCGTTTCATTGCCCGTGCCGGTAATGGATACTTTGTAACCGTACCCATTAATCCCCGGCGTTGTATTGGCAAGCGTAAGTGCACCAGCACCACTCGGTGTAACCGAAGTCACATAGAAGTTGGCACTCGACTTTATCTTGACCGACCATACATCATATTGCATCGCCATGCCCTTTACTCCAAGCTAAAAGGGGCTTACGCCCCCGTTTAATTAGGCTGCGCGGGTAACCAACTTCCAAACGGGGCTGGTGATTACAGCAGTTTGAATATATAAATTAGCGCCGGTTATATCCACATACATAGAGCCAGGGCCAGCAAAGTTATCGCCGGTTGTGCCATCTACAGGCGCTCCTGCGCCGGTCATAACAACCACATTGTTCGACACACGGATCTCGGCTTTCTTATAGTCCTGAACCGAGCCACCCCCACCAACAGCGTCTTGGAGGTTCAAGTCCATACCGTAATCAAAACCAGAAGCGGCAGTTGAATTGGTCATACCAATACCAAAACCAGCACGGGCAGTAGTCGTGCCACCATCCCCATCCAGCCAAGCCATAACCGCTGCGTCGCCAGTGGTCGTTGTATTACCGATCACACCCATCACACCTGCCTTAGCAAAGGTGGAAGCATTAGTGCCGGTTATAAGATAACGCCCAGTTGCGCCAATATAGTACGTAGCAGTGGAAGCTAGGTTCGATCCAAATACCTGACCAGAAGAACCTTGAGCACTAGAAGGGTCAGTAGCTGTATTACTACCAAAAGAACCTGTGGGGTTAACTGTGAAAGTTGCGGCGCGGGTAGCAGTTCCTTCGGCGGTCGAAGAAGAACTTACATAAGGGGCAGAAGGAGTCCCAGTAACAAAGCCATTTTCCGAAGCTACTGGGCCTGAGAAGGTAGTACGGGCCATAATATCCTCACATGCGATAGCGGCGTATTAGTCTGCATGTCGTCAGCCGGGACTGTCTAATACACCGGATAACCCCGGAATATCAGTGTTGTATCAGGTTGTGGGAGGCGTGTCAACAAGCTTATTTGATTTAAGAAGGTTTTGCTCTTGGGTTATGACTCTAAGGTTCCAAGGCACATGAAGCCCACATACAACATCAGAACGTAAAGGAATTATGTGGTCAACAACATAACGCTCGCCTGTAGTTCTAGACATTGTAATTGCAATTTGGTAAAGCTGTCGAATCTCTGACTTTTGCTTCTTAGTGATCCAAGGTGGAGTAGCCTCTCTATGCTTACGACGACGCACTTTATTGTCGGCTAAAACTTGATCAGGATTGTTTTCTTTCCAAGTGTTTCTATAAGCACGTTTTTCTTCTGGGGTTCTAGCTTGCGCCCTAGCAATAACTGTTTCACGGTTACGAATATAGTACGCCTGTTTAGCGTTTAACCCAGCTTCAGATTTGTTGTACTCACGGAAGTAATCAGCACGTTTTTCTGCTGCCTGCTGCCACTCAACTTTCAAACACTCGACACAAGCACCTTTTGTTTTACGAGGGGCTATGTGCCCGTGCTTGCAAGGTTCACCAGTGAAATAATACTTTGCGCCAGTAGCTTTAGCTTCTTGGCGGGTTTTGGGTAAGTTTGCGGTGTCCATTTCATCTCCTGTGTTACGACACAGGAAATATACCATAGAAGTTTAAGAAAACAAAAAACCCCGCCGAAGCGGGGTTCTCTGTGCTAAGTGCTTGATTTACATCAAGCGCCAGGGCTTCCAAAGATCCCAAGGGGGTCAGAAACACCGAAACTGTAACGCTCACGGGCTTTATACCGTACGTTCCCAGTATCAAAATCACCGTCCATTGAGTTCTGCATGGGGGTGCGAACAAAGTGCTTCAGGCCGTTAGGCACATCGGTAGTCAGGAACCATGCGTTGGTATCGGTCAAATAGTGGTTGACCGTATAGCCTTCGGGGATGGAACCCATCATCTTCAGTGCGTTAACGTCGTTGTCAGCCGTAGCCACACGAAGCTCGGTTTGCAGCAAACGAGTTGCCGTAAACATGAGGTTCGGAGGAACAACCAACTTGCGGGGCTTTGCAGCGATCAGCAACCCACGTTCATCAGTCCACGCAGCGATTTGAATCACAGCGTTTTCCAACGAAGTTTCGTTCAGGTCTGCATTAGTACCCGGACGGTTGCTGTTAACACCACCAGAAACCAGCGGATGCGAGGTTGAGAACAAAGGCTGACCGTCACCATAGGTAACTGCCGAGCTAAAGCCATTGTTCAGAACTGCTGCTGCCTTCACCTCTTTGGTGTAGTACATCGCACGAGCAAGTGCCTTGGTGTAACGAGCAGACAAGCTATCGTACAGGTTATCTTCAATCGCTTCTTCAGTGATCGAAAACCCAAGTGCAATGGTTTCGTGCGTATAGCGAGCAGTCCAAGCTTCCTGCGCGTTGTCATAACTTATTGCAGAACCCTCGTTTTTGACAGGGGCAGCACTAAAGCCTGACAGCTTGGTTTCCTCTTCAAAAGAACGCTCAGAGGTCTCGGTTTCGTAGATCTCTTTGTGTTCTTCTCCGTACTTCGCATACTCCAGACCGAACAATGCGTTCAGACCAGGGAGCAGCTCTTTCAATAGTTGTGCGCGTGAAATAGCCATTTCTTACTCCCTTCCTTACGCTGCGTGACCGAGCGGGTTGTAGTAAGCATGACCACCTTGCGGAGTATTGCCACCACCGAAGTTGGGCATATTCCACTTGACGATAACTTCAGGGAAGTAGGTCGTGCTACTAATAACAAACGCTGTATCGGGCACAACATCAACGATTCGCAAGGGCAAAGTTTGCGTTGTGGTTTCCGAGCCAGTGTTTACGGCTTGACGAGAATCACCAGTATTGGTATCCCCAGCATTGTTAATTAACGCCACATTGCTGCCAATAGCGGTGTACTGGAAAGCAGTGTTAGTTTCATTAACGGTGGTGCCAGACGAGCAACCGACAACTTGGAAAAGTTGATCGGGATCATCAGCAACATACGCTTGGATGATAGTACCGGAAACAACCGACACTCCGGGCCAATACTGCGACCAAGTGGGTTGTTTTGTTGCAGCACTGACGTAAGTACAACCCATGAATACACCAGCAAAACCTTCGTTAGGTGCATCGGATTCATTAGTTGCACGTTCAATCGTGCCATCAGCCACGAGTTTGACGGGGTCGCCAAAGAAAATATTCGTCGTGTAGCTTGAAGCAATACGACGCAGGCGAGTTTGTCCGGCAAACACCTGACCGCCGATCAAATTGATCGGACGTAGCCCGTAAGGGGCTGAGATAGTCGGGTAAGCCATTTTGGATTAACTCCTACGATTGTTGATTACTACGTCCGAATGAAACCGTGGTTTTGCGCTCTGAAAACAGAGGCATCCTTGGGTCGTTCTCGCGCATGAAGTGGTTGTCAACAGATCGGATTTGAGCTTCGGCTTGCTGTTGATAATAAGCATTCCGTTGATCAACCATTTCTGTTGGCGTTTTGCACAGTAACAACCCACCCACCACAACATTATCTTTAAAACGAGCGTTGTCATTATCAAGATACATCGAGATTTCGGGATGGTCTACTGCGCGAACAGGCTCCCAACCTTCGCGGATTTTAGATGACACATTGCGTGGGTCAGCTTGACCCAGGGTACTGACACGAATCCAGCGATAGGTATACCCAGCTTCAGGTGTAGGGTCAGGCAGTAACGTGGGCGGTGCCCAGCTACGAGGACGCTCATCTTTAGCGCGGCTATCTAATTCGCGGTTTACGCGACTTTCAACTGTTTTGGTATCAGCCATTTGTCATTCCTTCCGCCACTTTTCGGGCATATGCTTCAAGAGGGATACGTAACTTCTTAGCAAGTGCCACTTGAGTCTGGGTCAGCGTGATTTTCTTTGGGGCAACGCTGCGACTTGCCGGGGCTACAACATTACTGCTCGTCCGTTTCGGTTTCTCCTCCTGCTTCTCTACACCATCAGAAAAGTTTTCGGGGAACACCTGCCGTAATCTGCCGTTAAGCCGCTCGTAATAATCATCCGAGGTCGGATCAACGCCATTCTTGACCAATTTCTCGTGCAGCCCCAGAGCAAAGCTGGTCATTTCTTCATCTCTTCCAAACCACTGATTTTGGCGTTGCCACGCAAGTGCTTTGGAATCGACTTGAGGTTCTGGAGCGAATTTCGGAATATTTACAGGAGTTTCAGGCTCTTGTAAAGAGGTAGGTTTAAAGTTCTCAACTTTATCAAGCCTTAATTTAGCTTGAGTTAATTCTTCTTGCGCTGCAACAATCTGATCAGCATCCCCTGCATCATAGGCAGCTTTATATTTAGCTCTTGCCTGATCCAGCGCCATTTCAGCGTTTTGCTTAGCAGAACCTGCTAACAGCGTTTCGTTTGCGCCAAGATTTTTCTTGAGGGTTTTGTTTTCCTCAATGATTTTTTGAGCAAACTTCAAAGCCTCTTCACGCTCACGCAAAGCTGCTTCTTTAGCTCGGCGTTCATCGTGGTATCCGTGCGACAGTTTCTTAATACGCTTCTGTACACCCTCGTCGTATTTAGAAAGCTCGTCGTCAGTTACTTCATTGACAGGCTCTTCAAGTGGTTTGCGTCCTTTATCAGGATCGGGCGTATCGTCGACAACTTCAATCTCAAACTCAACGCCATCTTTAGCCTCTTTTTCAGGCTCACGTTCGTCTGGGAATTTATATTCCACCTTTTCAAAATCTGCCATATGTCACCTCACGCACGTTGAATGCCACGGGGATCTTCCACCACAGCTTCGACGGAATCATCGTTAATAATCCGAAACTCGCGGTCGTGAATCTTGATGCGAGTGCCGGTGTTGGCACGGGTAATAATGAAGTCTCCTGGTTTGCACCACGGTCCCGTGGGGAATCGGTTCTGATCGGCGTATGCCATATCACCAAGTGCTACAACGAAGAGCACATTACTCAGTAACTCTTCAAACTTGACGGTAGCGTCTGCCTTAATAATCCCACTATCAAACTTATTTTCGATGTTAGGTAAGGTGCAAAGAATCTTGTACCCTTTAACAATCGGCAATTGCTTGGCTTTTAGCTGAACATCTTCAATCACAGCTTGAGCTGCATCAGTCATTTTCAAATTCCTCATAACGTTGCACAAGGTCTTGTACTTCCATCCTTGCACGGCGCAGACCTTGGATTACGCCGCACAAATTTCGATATTCAGCAAAGTCTTTACAGTTTCCTTCAGCCATCGCATCACTTACTTCCCGCTCTCGTTCTTTGAGTTTGTTAAATAAGTGATCCAGCATTTGCCGCTCATGAGTCATTAACCACCTCGTTTCATCACAGATTTAAGGATGTCAGCTTGGATCTTTTTATCCTCACGCTTATCTTGGCTTTGCAGTCGGATGTTTTCCTTCTGAGCCTCAAGAGCGATCCGCTCACGCTCGTTCTGTAGTCTGCCCTGAGCCAGCGCAACGTCAGCCTGATCCTTAGCAGCTTTGCGTTGCTGCTCCAAACCTTTGATCTGAAGCTCTTGCTGTTGCATCTGAACCAACGGATCTTGAGCAACTGCCTGTGCTTGCTGCTGTGCAGCTTGAGCTTGATGGATCTGTAGAACTTGCTGGGCTGCTTCTGCTACGTACTTAGCCATTGCCAACTCTTCAGCTTCAGACACCTCTTGCTCTGGCCCAGGCAGCGGAGCACCAACGCGCTGTTCAATTTCCTGACGGTACTGATACCCTAAATGCTCGGCAACGTGCGCCATCATTGCAGCTTGCATCTGCTGACCCATAGGACTTTGCCCAACCATCTGTGCAATTTTGGGATCTTGTATAAACGACATATGCGTTGTGATGTGCGCTTGATGATCCTGATATATAAATGCCTTAAGTGGCACACCCTTGAGTACGTTCATGTTCTCAGTCACCGGATCTTTGGGTTTCTGATCATCAGGCAGTGGTACAAGTTTGTCTGCGTTAGGGATACCCAGCACATCCAACATCTGCCTATGCAGACGTGGTAAGTCGTAGAGTTGAGGGGCACCTTGGGCTAGTTGTAAAGCGGCTTGATACTGCACAACCCGCTGAGCCATCGTCGAGGCGTTGGGATCAGACACAGGAATAACTTCTACGATGTCGTAGTCCTCAGCCTTAACTTGCGGTGTGCCATCTTGCGGCACGTAACTGTAATCAGGTGAGGTGTACTCCCTGATAATTTCTTTTAAGAGCTTGAACTCTTCTTTCATCGCCGCATGGATGCGAGCCTGCACAGCACCCATTGTTTTTAACTGCCGCTCAAGGAGAGCCAGCGTCGTACCCACCGG